TCATCTTCTGCTTGTAATCCTAAAAGACTACTAAGTGTGTACCGTCTGTAATATGTAACACAAGAACCTAACTTTTGTGGGTCTGTTATTTCAGGTAGTTTAAGTGCTGATACTTCTGCACCTCCTCCATCTATACATATTACTTTACTATAAACACAGTCCTCTAATATAGGCTGTGTAAGAAGTAGTTTATGCTTCTTTAGTAGAGGTTGTAGTTGTTTAATAAGTGAATTGATGTCAAAGTATTTTGACTTGTAAAAAGGGTTACTCGCATCCTTGCTGATTGCCCCAATTTCTTGCTGTAAGTTAAACAGCTTCTGATGTAAAGATAATTGTTTGCTCATATATTTAAATTTAATTTAATCAAAGTTAAACATTATTTTTGTAAAAAGCAAAAGGTGGACAAAATCCACCCTTCACAAACAAACAATTATAAGAGAAAAATTAGGAAAGTTTTTTAAGAAGCGTAGAATATTCCTTAATCATTTCCTCTAATTCTACATTTGTAAATTTAGTTATTTCTTGGCTCTTTTTATATAGTTCGTCAGATAAGTTACTACCAAGATATAAACTATACTTGTATTGCTCTCCTGCTCTATAAACGTTACAAGCTACGCATTGTGGTTTCACATTTCTTAAATCCCATCTAGTGCTGTAATGTTTTCTACTTATAAAGTGTCCTGCTTGTATTCCTCCTGTTTTCCAATGTCCCACTTTACCACAAGTAACACAAGTGCAATAACCTCTTTTATCAGCATTACTTAATCTTACATACTGACTAAATACAACATCTAACTTTTTTACAAGTTTACTTCTTGTTGGTTTCTTTGCTGTTTTTGGCATTGTCTTTTTTTTAATCATCTAAAGACTTTAAAAGAATCTCACCAGATGCTTCGTCTATACCTTTAATTTGTTTGTAAATAAATTTAGAATTTGCTTTTACTTCTTTTTTTTCTGTTTTACTAGAATCTATACCTAAGTTCGTATATTGATTGCAATCTATTTTTAGTAAAGCATCAGTTCTTTCTTTAATACTTAATTGAAAGTCTGTTGCTATTTTTTGTGCTAGTTCTTTTATGTCTTTCATATATTTAAGATAATACATTATTAGCCTCCACCCACCAAAGGTCGAACATTTTTTTTAATAAGTCAATTGATTTTTAAGATGCGTTATTAACGATGCTTGTTGTTTCCCATTATTTTTTCAGCACCTCTACTTCCAAAGTAACCAATGAAAACAATTGTAAGTAGTTCTTTTACAACACTTAACTCATCTAACTGCAAAACCCAACCCACAACAAAAGCAATTGTTAAGAATACTAATGTAAGCGGTCTTACATTTTGTGCTAACCAAGATTGTGATTTAGAATCTGCAACCCACCTTCTAGTAATACCATCAAATTCGTGTATTTCTTGTTCTAATTTCTTGAGAGCAATTTGCTTATCTGCTTCAGACATATCCGACCCACCAATAAGGGAACGAACCACATTACCGACAGGGGTATCATTAGCAAGACTGCCAACAATACTGGGTATTTTTTCCAATAGGAAACTTCCAACCTTAGTATCTTTAAACTTCTTTTTACCACTCATTTAATGTATTTCCTGCTGTATTAGTAAAGCCAGATACAATCGGCATCTTTCTCTGGGTCGTTATCTGTATGGATAAATGTGTTGGCAATGCCAAAACGATTGAACCCTGCTTTTCGCAGACTGTCGATAATGATTGCTCTGCTTCTAGAATCGGTGCAATGTATATCGACTGCATATCCGTAGCAATGGCTGCTGTATTTGCTTCCTCCAACGTAGGCATTATGACTTTTTGTTCTAAAGCCACTATTGATTCTAAAAGGAACTCCTGCGATTCCTCTTGCATCATCCAACATTTGTAGAGTACTAGACTGCATACGACTGCCAGAACCAACTTCGTCTGGTGAATCAAATTCACTAATTTCAAAATGTAACATATTATTTAGGTGGGTTTCGTTTATCGTCAAAGTCCATAGCTGCTTTTAGTATAATTTTGTCCATAACGTTTTCTTGATTTTCAAGCATTTGTCTTTGTAACTCAATTACCATACCTTCTAAATTGTCTTTAGCTTGTACTAAAAGTTCTATTTGATGTTCTTTCTTATCTAGTGCTGATTTAAGTGCTGTAACGTCATCAGGTTTTGTACCTGTAATGCTAGATATTATAATAGGAATACTAGCCGCAATAGTACCGATTAGCATCATCACAACTTCTTTATTAGAATCTAATACAGGGAACTGTAATAAAGTAACAATAATCCCTATAACAAACAAAAATATAAACAAGCTACCTGCGTAGTGTCTTATCTCTTTTGCTACTCCATTTCTAGGCATCTTCATTTTATCTGTTTGTATATTTTAGTTAATGTATATATTATTGTAAGTATTAATACAACTGTTTGTAACTGTGTATTTATGTTTGGCATAGTACTAAAAACTATTGCTCCTAAATTAAGTCCGTATATTCTCAAGTCTTGCATAATTTATGATATTCCGTATTTGCCTTTTTGGGCATTATACTTTGCGTCTAATTCCGATGTTGTAAATGTAGTATCATACATTCTTATTTCTCCAAGATAACCGTAACCACCATAAACGCTCAAAGGCGAACTAAACAAATAAATGTCTGTATCTACTGTTTGTTGTGGTGATACATTCCCTAAATCGTGATTGTTATAATTTGTTTTGTTTGGTTGATAACGATGTAATCCAAACTCCTGTGTAGGATAATTAAAATCAAGTACAAGCATAAACCAATCTGTTGTATTTATTGATGCTATATAACCTGAATTAATATCTACTGAAGGTGTTGTGTCATAAATAAAAAAGTTGAATCCTTGAACTCCAGGTTTATAATATCTACAATATGCGTGATTATAATTACTTGCGTTTTTTGCTTCAAGAAAAACATTTAAGCCACCAACTCCAGACGGAATAGAGGGCAATCTTACCCAAAACAAATAGGTAAGTGTTTTACCTGATTTTGGACTTAACGCCCCACCGTGAACAGAACTAGGTATTTTAAAGTAATCTGCTCTTGTTGATAGGTTTAAATATGTTGCACCGTTTACAGTACCTGTTGAAGGTACAGAAGTAGTAATTTCAGCATCATAATTATTGCCACTTACATCAAACCAAGTTGAACCGCTACCTGTATAAGAATTTGAATTATTAGCGTCTAACCACAATATTAGATTATCTTCTAACGCTTCTGATGCACTTGGCATAAATAGTCTTTTGTTTGGCATTTCTAGTAATTTATATCATAAGAAACAACCTGTGCTTTTGTTGTCTTAGCATTTATAGCTGTTTCCTGTGTATTACAAGAAGTTCTAATGCCATCTCTTTCTGTTTGTATATCGCTAGGAATAGCAGTTCCTTTTTCGCTTTTTCTAGTAACATACCAATCTGTTTCAGATAGTTTGTCATTCGCTAATTGCTTTGCTTCTTTTATTTTATTTGTCTTTAAATCAGCTAAACTTTCAGTCCAAGTCTTATCGCTTACAGGATATGTAAATTGACTGTTATCTGAATCAAAATAAATATCGCCAAGTTCTTTTATTCTACTATCATAGGCAGGAATAATAACATCGTAAAAACCGTGTCCTTCTAAATCACTATCCGATAGTAAGTCAAAACCACCAATAATGCTACCGTATGATTTTGGCACTCTATTGTAAACTTTTATCGTTCCGTTGTAATCTTTAGCTTTCATATTAGTTTGGTGTATTATCGCTAGTGTAAGTTTGGATAGTATAATTGTAGATAGCAGCAGAATCCGTATCATCTATACAAATAATTTGAATGTGATTGTCTGACGCTCCATCGTAAGTTACTTCGCCTAAATTGTTAAATGTTTCTGACGCATCATCTGACGTTAATGTAACTGTACTTGTTCCTGTTGCTAGAATATCAATTACTTGCCCTGTTTTCATATTTTGTAGGTTAAGGGTCTGCGTTGATTGTAAGTTAGCTGTAATGTTAAATACAGAATAAGAACTTGCATCTAAGTCTAATGGTGAACTAGTTGTGCCAATTGTTTGTACTTCTGTGTATCTGTCCGCTAACTCTGCGTGGTCTACAATGTCATCATTTAACATTGCGTTAGTAACAAAATTGTTACCATACACCTCATCAAAGTTGTCATTTAGTTTATCAAATGCAGTTCTTAACGGGTCACCTGTACCATCGTTAGCTGCTGTTCCTAAATTTACTGTCTGTTTAGCCATATTGTTTTAACTAAAGTTATGTCCTGCAAATGTATGTACTCCATTACCTTCTACTTCTATTTCTTTAGATGCCCAACCATAAGGGGATGATTCTAAATCATTCCAAAGTACGTCTACTGAATATTTAGTACTACGCTCTCCTGCTGTTAGTTCCTCACCATCTTCATCGTATGTAGGCTCTGTGGTGTACAGATACCCTAATTTAACGATAGTATGACGGTGGTTTGGTACGTTGTTACCATCTTCGTCTTGAACGTGCGGTAGAGCGTCTATTTTAGACTGTGCCTTTGCTTCTGTGTCAAATTCGTATTTCTTAAATAAAGTTGCCATATTATGTAGTTAATGTTTCTAATTCTGAATCTGTTAATCTTGTGTTATATATTCTAACATCTCTAATCTTTAAAGAACCAAATTCCTCTGTATTATTTCTAAACGAAATACTATCAATAGATGTTATTGCACTTATATCTGTAGAACCTGTATTAAATGAAGTTCCATTGGCATACATACTATATCCATCTCCATCAAAAGATACAGATAGTTTACTTGTTGTTGTAATTGGTGCAGCACTACTACGTAGTTGATTTGTTGTGCCATTATTAATCCTACCTCTCCAAGTTAAACCTGTACTACCAAAACCTGCGTAACCTGTATTACCTATAAAATTTAAAAAGTTATTTGATGTACCTGACCCTCCATTAGTTAGAAACTGTCCATATATAGTAAAACCATTAGACGAATCAAAAGAAGCATCATCAGGTAAAGTTAATGCTATATCTTCGTTATTCCTCGTAACACTACTTCCTTCTGTTGGTATGTAAGATGTAGAGTAGCTTCCTGCTTCGAGTTGTGCGCCCCAAACAAACATAGAACCGTTTCCTGTTCC